GATTTAACAAACAAGCAACAGACTCAGGGGCTGAAGGTCAATGGGTAGATGGAGATTTTGTAAGATTTAGATATGGACTACCAGAAAAAATAGGTGGTTGGGAACAGCTAACTGTAGCTCAAGAAACATTACCTGGAGCGGCTAGAGCTCAACATGCTTTCACCAGTTTTAAAGGAGAAAGATATGTAGCTATTGGTACATCTCAAGCTTTGTTTTTATACTACGATGAAGCTTTTTATGACATTACCCCATTAGCAGCACAGATATCTGGAACAGCTACTTTTGATACGGCACAAGGTTCGGCTAATGTGACAGTTAACTTAAGCACTCATGGCTTAGAAGCAGGGCGATATATAACTTTTAATAGTATGTCTGTTATACCAAACGGATTTACATCTGCTACTACTTTTACAGAGGGAGCTTTTGAAATTAGAAATGTAACTACCAATACCTTTGATATTACTACACCTACAGTTGCAGTTAACCCAGGAGGAACGGCAACGGGACAAGCTACTATCAAACCTTATGAAATAGTTGGTCCTACATTTCAAACCAAAGGTTATGGTTGGGGAACTTACCAATGGAACACTGGAACATGGGGAACAGCTAGAACAGTAAGTAACGTAATTCTAGATCCAGGCATCTGGAGCCTTGATAACTTTGGAGAGGTATTAGTCGCTACAATATTTAATGGTAAAACTTTTACGTGGGACGCTGGAGCTACTAATCCTAGAACTATTCGAGCATCCACAACTACAACAAATTTTAACACGACCAACAATCCTACAGCTAGCAGATTAACTCTAGTATCTGATAGGGACAGACACTTATTTCATTTTGGAACTGAAACAACTATTGGTGATCCCACTACACAAGATCCAATGTTTGTAAGATTCTCTAATCAAGAGGATCTAAATACTTATGCTCCAACAGCAACTAACACAGCCGGAACTTTCAGATTAGATACCGGTAATAAAATTGTAGCCGCTATTCAAGGTAAAGACTATGTCTTTGTATTAACTGATCAAGCAGCCTATGTAGTTCAATTCGTAGGTCCACCATTTACTTTTTCTGTAAGACAGGTAGGTACAAACTGTGGCTGTATAGGTTCTAAAGCTGTATCTTATGCAAACGGAGCTGTGTGGTGGATGTCAGCTGAGGGAGGATTCTTTGTATTTGACGGTACAGTAAAATCACTGCCGTGTCTAGTAGAAGACTTTGTATTTAGTACAGACGGAACTAATTTAGGTATTAACTATGGAGCTTCTGATATTGTTTATTCAGCGCCGAATACTTTATACACAGAGATAAATTGGTTTTATCCTAAAGATGGATCGGAACAGATTGATAGATGTGTAACTTACAATTATTCAGAGAATGTATTTACAACATCTTCTTTAGATAGATCAAGCTATCAAGATCAGGGTGTATATCCTGAACCTTATGCAACAGATTATAATTCTACAGACACACCTGTTTTGGCTGCTATTAGCGGCTTAACTAATAAATATGGTGCATCTGTTTACTATTGTCACGAGAAAGGTGATGATCAAGTCAACAGTTCAGGCACAACATCTATTGATGCATTTATTAAATCTGGAGACTGGGATATTACATCTAGACGAAGTGCGTTAGGACAACAAACAGGGGTAGTTGATTATAGGGGAGATGGAGAGTTCTTTATGTCTGTTAAAAGATTTATACCTGACTTTAAATATTTACGTGGTAATTCTACGGTTACATTATTCTTAAATGATTACCCTGACAATTCTCCAGTAGGATCGCCATTAGGGCCCTTTACAATTACTAAAACTACAGATAAGATAGATACTCGAGCCAGAGGAAGATTGGTATCAATTCAGATAGCTAACACCTCTACAGGTGAGTCTTGGAGATATGGAACTTTTAGACTCGACGCACAACCGGATGGAAGAAGATAATGTCATTATATAAAATGAATATTTCAGATAAAACTATGGGAGCTATGCAAAATAGTGATCCAGAAGTTCAAAAAATGATGTTAGAGTCTCAACAAAATAATAATCAAACAATACCAGAACCCGTTAATAAGCCAGGTTTTTTTGAACAACTGTTAAATTATGCATTCGGTGCTGGTGCATCAGAGCCAGATAGTATGACTATGTCAAATGTCGGCACTGGTTTTAACACTGTTTTAGATTCATCAGGTAATATTCAAATTGTACCTGTTCAAACTAATAATAACTTTCCATTTATATCTATGGCTGAGTTTGCAAAAAATAATAATATGATTTCACCTGCTACTGTAGTACCAAACACACAATCTGGATTCGCTACTAACTTTCCTACACAACCTGTTAAGAGTGGTATTACACAGTCAACAGTGGGACAAACATTTGAAGCTCCATTTGTAATGTCTGGTAATCAAAAATTTGCTATAGATGATCCATTAATAGCGGAACGTAGTAATTATGTTCAAAAACCAACAGGTATCATGACTCAAGCAAAAGATTTCTTTACTCAAACTGTACCTAAGATAGCTTCTAGTGCAATAGACTTTATTCCAGGGATGAGATTTATAAAAAGTTTAGATAGATTTGATAGTCTTCCATATCAAGATAGAAAATTTATTGAGTCTGTTATGCAAAAAGATGCGAAAGGTAATCTAACACCAGGTATCTATGTAGATCCTAGCACAGGTTTACTAAAAGATATGCGAGGTAAAAATGTTAGAAGTCTTATGGGTAACTATGCAGAATCTATTGAAAACGATTATGCAAAAAAAGAACAGTCTATTCAAAAATCTAAAGATAAATGGGAAGAAAAATTTGGTAGTTTAGGTAATACAAATGAGTATGGCAAAACATGGAACGAAATGAATAAAAGAAACGTAGCTGAATTTAATTTCTTAACTCAGATGAAAAATAAATTTGATAAACAAAAAGCTGATTTAAAAGAAAAAATAAAGAAAACTAAATCTGTAAATATTCATGGTGGACCTACTTTTAAAGGTGGTGATAACGAAGGATTTAACCAAGCCGCGTATGATGCAGGTAAAGCATCAGCTGCTGCACAAGAAAAATCTATGAGAGATTATGCTAGAGGAAAATTTGATTAAGGAGGGATTGCAAGTCTATAATGGCGAAAGTAACAGCATATATACCTGAACCTGCACCCGAATACGAAGCAGAGAATCAACGACAGATTATTGAAGCGTTAGCCACTATGCAACAACAACTTAATTTTTCTTTTCAACAAGATTTAAAAAACGAACAGGATGCATTTAATTATTTCTTATCATGACCATACAATATAAAAATCAAGGTTTTAAACAAGGCGATACAAGTAAAACTACAGTCCTCACGTGCCCAGTTGATGGAGCTATTATAGTTAAAAGTATTTATTGTGCAAACAACGATGCATCATCAGGTATTTTAGTAAATATGAATTTTGTAGATTCATCTGATTCAAGTGCTGAATATGAATTTTTTAGGGATGAAGTAGCGGCCAAGACACAAGTTAATGCTTCACCTCAGGGCTTGAATTTAGAAGCAGGTGATGCTATAACTGTGCAAGCAGCTACGGGCAGTAATAAAATACAAGGCCTAATAAGTTATGCTTTAATAAACAGAGAGAATGAAAACGGATAACATAATTAAGATAGATTGCACTACGATAACTACGTGGCGTAATACTAAAACTAACGAAGTGTTTAAAGAAAAGAAAGAAGGACCTGATATAGTACAAGATGTAACTGTGCAGGTATCTCCGAAAGGTTTAGACATGATACAGAAAGCGATGAATAATAATGACAATAAACCAAAAACCTAAAGGCGGAACTGAATTACAACAAGACTATTTACAAAAATATGTCGACCATAAATTATTAAGTGAAGTACAGATATGTACTTCGGTACCAGAAAAAATACCTTTACATCCTACAAAAGTAAATATCCTATGGCAAAAAAATTCTTACGATCAAGGTAATTTATATCCTTGGTTTAAAGATAAATCTAATCATGACAAGTACGACTGGTATGTATTCAACAGTCACTGGACATACGAAAAGTTTAGAAATCATTTTGATATTCCTACACATAAATCAGTAGTAATTAAAAATGGTATAGATAAAATAGGTAAAGCTCCACCTTATCAAAAAGGTCAGCCTATAAGAATTATTCATCAAAACACACCTTGGAGAGGATTGTCTGTATTGTTAGGAGCTATGCAGTTAGTTAAGAATCCTTTGATAAGCTTAGATGTTTATTCGTCTACAGAAGTATATGGTAAAGCGTTTTACGATCAAAACGATCATGCTTACAAAGAGTTATATAAACAAGCAGAGCAATTACCTAACGTTAATTACATAGGGTATAAACCAAATAATTTTATAAAAGATCACTTACACAATTATCAAATGTATGTGTATCCTAGTATTTTTGAAGAGACGTTCTGTATATCTTTATTAGAGTGTATGGCTGCAGGGTTGTATTGCATTACTACTAACTACGGAGCTTTGTTTGAAACAGGAGCTGAGTTTCCTATGTATATACCATACGAAAATAATAAAAAGTTATTAGCTCAAAAGTTTGCATACGGCATAGATGCTGCTGCAGAAAGTCTACATAGAGAAGAAATACATAATCATTTAGAGTGTCAGTCTGCATATGCACAGGCATATTACGGCTGGAATAAAATAGGCACATCTTGGAAAAGGTTTTTGGAAGGAGCGGTAAATGCAAAAAAGTAGTAAAGCGCAAGGCGCAAACAATGAACCCATCTGGTTTACTAAGCCATCTACGGATGGGGACACCGAGGTTACCACGATCAATATTGGAACGAAGTCTGAATATAAAATAATGGTATGCACACCTGTGCATAGCGATGTATCCATGCATTATTGCCAGGCTGTTTTAAAGTTGCAACAGGAGTGTATGCAAAGAAAAATACTTGTAAGTTTTACTTTAATGAAATCATCATTGGTTACACAAGGTAGAAACTTATGTGTAGCGGAAATGTTAAATCACGCTGATCATTACACACATCTATTATTTATAGATTCAGATATAGACTTTCAACCTAAGACTATCTTTACTATGTTAGAAAAAGACAAGGATGTAATAGGTTGTCCATATCCTATGAAAACGTTTGATTGGGATAAGACGTGGAGAAGAATGACAACAAAACATAGAGCTATTAATGACAAAGATGATTTATCAAAAGCTGGTTATACCTTTCCTTTAAAAGTAGAAGACCCACAAAAGATACAAGTAGAAGACGGGGTGGCAGAGGTAACTCATGCTCCTACTGGCTGTATGTTAATCAAAAGAGAAGTTATAGAAAAGATGATGAAACAGTATCCTGAGCTAGAGATATATCAACCAACGATTATTAATGGAAATACAGAGAAAAAAGATAATATGTACAATCTTTTTGATACTCTGCATGATCCTAAAACTAAAAGATATTTTGGGGAAGACTTTGGATTCTGCCAAAGATGGTCCGATATGGGCGGTAAAATACATGTATATTTAAAAGACTATATTACACATGTTGGTGAGTATTCTTACTGCGGTAGATTTTGGGATGACCTATATCAAGGAAGTCAACCTCTCAAAGGTGTTGACGATAGCACAAAAATCAAATAAAGTGTGATATTTCAGGATAAGTACGCCTGCCATTCAAACTTAAATACGACAAAATTATGGCATTAACAGACACTAAAGCATCGAAAACATTTGTAGCAGGGGCACCAGATATCATTCTAAAAGGCGATTATAGACGTGATAAGCCAGAGATGAAGATGGCTTCTATGGACGAGAATGAAAAAGAATTTGAAAGACTCGTAGACGATTTCATGGAAAGAGGTTTTAGTCTTCAAGAAGCAATTGAAGAAGCTAGAGAAACATTAGAAAAAAAATCTATGGCCGATGGCGGTAGAGCACAATACGGTCTAGGTAGTCTTGTTAAAAAAATAGGTAAAGGTATCAAGGGAGCCGTAAAAGGAATAGGAAGTATTCTTAAATCTCCTGCAGGTCTATTAGCTTTAGGAGTTGGTATTAATAAATTTGGTATACCTTTTACCGGAGGTATGGGTCAAGGTTTCTTTGGCAATATGCTTAATTTAGGAAGTGGATCAAAAGCTATGGATGCTCTTAAAGTAGGTGGAGCTGGTACAATCATTACAGGTTTACTTGCGGAGAGAGAACAGAAAGACGGTGAACCTAATAATGAGTATGCTCAAAGAAGAGCACAAGTAAATGATCAATTAAAGATACAGTTTTCAAGATTATTTCCAAAAAATGACAATGAATCTCCTGAGGATTACGATGTAAGAATAAATGCTATGGTAGAAGGAGCTGATGACCAAACAATTACTCCCGGTGAATTTGCTGTGGGTGGTAGAGTTGGCCGTGCATTTGGCTCTGATGAGTTAGTGGAAAAGGCATCAGGCATCGAAGGTATACCAATAAACGTAAATTCTAAAGGAGTTAAAGAATTAGATCTAAGAGAAACAGGTGGATTTATCCCGCCAGTTGGTGTAAAAGAAAAAGCAGATGATATCCCAGCGATGTTATCAAACAACGAATTTGTATTCACTGCCGATGCAGTAAGAGCTGCAGGAGGTGGAAGTGTCAATAAAGGTGCTCAGAGGTTATATGATACCATGAAGCAGCTAGAGAGTAAGGTAGGATAATGGCAGAGATTTCAACAGTACAACAGTTACCAGCACCGTTTATTGAAGCGGCAGGTAAAACATATTTAGCAGATTTACAAAAAGCTATTGGTGGTCTACGTGGTGCAGACTTAACTCAAACTATGGGGAGACAATTCGTTGCTCCTACATCTGCTATCACACAAGAGGCTCAAGCGTTAAGAGGTGGATTAGGAACCTTTGCACCTTTCTTACAAACAGCAGCGACACAAGCTAGTCAAGCAGGTCAGTTTACTGGTCCTACAGCTTATCAACAATTTATGTCTCCTTATCAACAGGACGTAATTGATACAACGTTAAGAGAGTTTGATGTACAAGCAGCAAAAGGAATTCCTAGTATTGCAGCACAAGCTGTAGGTAGAGGTGTTCTTGGCGGTGGTAGAGAAGGTGTTGTAAGATCAGAGTATCAACAAGCAAGCGACAGGAACCGGGCAGCACTTCAAGCACAATTATTACAACAAGGTTTTGGTCAAGCTCAATCAGCTGCACAGCAAGCGTTTGCTAATCAACAAGCTTTAGCTCAACAACAGCAGCAGTTAGCAACTCAGGCGCCTGCATTATTCGGTCAACAAATTTCAGCGTTGGGTGCGTTAGGCACACAACAACAAGCACAAGAGCAAGCTCTTAGATCTGCCGATCAGCAGTTAGCTTTTGCACAGCAACAACAACCATTAAATTTAGCTCAACAATATGGTCAGGGTGTTATGGGATTAATTTCTGGATACCCAGCACAATTCCAAACTCAATCAACGCCTACACCTTCACCATTACAAACAGCCCTAGGAGCTGGAGCTACATTAGCAGGAGTATACAAAGCGTTAACATAATATGAGTAATATATTTAAAAGACCTATGTTTAGAAAAGGTGGTGACGTCGGTGGCGGCATCATGGATAATGTTGTTGAAAGAGGACAATACGCTAACAGTAATGCGAATGACCTTAACGTGAAAGAGGACGTAGGTGTAAAACTTTCTGATAGTATTGATACAATCATGGCTGCTGGTGGAAAAACAACTGGTTTAAATGATCCTTTAACACAATTTTTATTACAGTATGGACCAGCAGTTGCAACTCAAACAGGTGGAGGTAGTTTAATAGGTAATCTTGCGTTAGCTTCAAAAGAACCTGTAGCTAATTTATTTAAAGATTTAAGAGAGCAAAAGAAAACAAGACAAGCAATAGCACTAGACCTATACAAAGATTTATCTGACTCAGACAAAATAGCTTTACAGGAAAGGGTAGAATACTTAATGGAAACTTTTAATTTAAGTAAAGAAGCCGCATTAAACAGAGCATTACCTGAGTTTAGAAAAAAACGAGATCCTTCTGATCAAGCTGCATTAGATTATTCATCAACTGTTGACAGTATTATTAAGTCTACAAACGATAGCAGGGGTAATCCTAGAATTGACAGCTTACAGGCTGGAATTATTGTAGATAATTTAAAAGTTTTAGAAAAAGCTAACCCGGAAGCCTATTCTAAATTTGTTGGAACACAATCTAAAAACAAATACATATTCGGAAGTGGTGAGTATACTCAGGATGGAGATATTATAAAAGATTCTATATTAGCTGATTTACCAGATGGTGTTATTGTATATGACATAGAAAAAGCTAAATTTGTTAAAAAACAAGGCAACAAAGTTATTGACGTAGTTTCAGTTATTGATGAGGAGTAGAAATGGCGGACAAGTCCAACTGGTACGATTTTCTAATTCCTTCTGAAGAAAAAAGAAAAGCAATCGAAGAGGGTTTAGACGAAGGCATACTTTATAGTCGTATTATCGGTGATGAAGGTCTTGATGGTTTAATCGTAAGATTAAGAGAAGAAGAACTTTTAAACGAAGGTTTATCTGAAGAAGACGTAAAGAAAAGAATTAAAGAAGAAAAGAAATACACTAAACTTTCATCACTTCTTCCAAAAGACGTGTCTTTATTTGGAGAAGCAAAAGCTGGTCAAGTAGAAGCTGCAGAGAAAGCTACAGATATAGATGAACCTATAAAATATAAAGAAGTAGAAAAAGTTGGACTAGGAGATAAAGACGATTACGAAGTAGGACTGGGTGAGTCTCTTACAGGAGCGGTTGTCAGTGGTACTATCAAAATACCAAAAGGTATAATTAATTTTGGAACATTACTATATGATGCAGCAACAGGGGATGGTCTTGATGTTGATAAAAGTTTGACAGAAAGATTTAACAGAGAATTTGAAAAAACCATTTTTGGTCTTATAGAAAATCAAGCCGAAGAGCAAGCTAGAGCTACAGCTGCGGGGCATTTAACAGAAGCTTTTATACAATTAATTGGTGGCTATAAAGTAGCTATGAAAGCAACTGGAAAAACTATTGAATACGCGAGTATGAAAGCAAGACAACTCGCACCTATATTAGTTAACGCTGTTAAAACTAATCGATATGGTAAAACAGTTGATAATCTTAATTTAACTAGAGCAGCTAGTAAAGCTAAACAATTAAATAAACCAAATGGTTTTGATAAATTTGCAGCCATAACAATCGGTGGTGGTTTTGGTGGTGGTGCTATCGTTATGAAAGCAGAGGACATTGGAACTATTGGAGATATAGACGCGTTAGATTTTATTGGTACAGGTTTAGATAGAGAGAAAAAAGAAACAGCTAATGAAGATGCATTCAGACAGTTAAATAATAAACTTAAGTTTGGGGCAGAGTTGGCTTTTCCTATCCTGCCTTTTATTTATGGTACAGGTAAGACAGCTAAATTACTTGCAACAAAAGGTAAAGATCTTGCATTTAGTAATTCACAAATAGAAAGATGGGTAGATAAATATGTAGGTAAACCATTTAGATCTAGAAGTGATAAGGCTCAAGAAATATTTGACGGAGTTCAAAAATTAGAGGGAAAGAAAAGTTCTGTTAAAGTTGTGTCTGATGACATAGCTAAAAATTTTGACAACTCACTTAAAAAAATATCTAAAAATAGTACCACAGCTGCTGAGGCTATACAAAATCCCACAGCTTTATCTGAATTATTTTCTAAATTTTTATTAAGCACTGATGATATTGTAAAAAAAAATAACATTGTTTTTCCTGGATTCAGTAAAAAATCTTTAACAGCTTTTAGAAGTGCCATGAATAAATTAGGTATTAATAAAAATTCGTTAGATGATTTAATTACAGATGGATTTAATTTTAGAAATGCAGCAGCTGCATTAAAAAATTTAATTGCTCAAAACAAAAATGTTAACGTCGCTACTAAAGAATTAAATGAAATTTTAAATAACAGAGTCAAATATAATTTAGGTAATGATTATAAAATCTTTGATATGAATATGGGATTGTTTGACGGATTTAAACCAACACTAGCTGCTAAAAAAGATGTGGCTAGAATTATTCAAAAGTATCACAAAAACAATGGTGAAAGAAATTTTTCTATTGATGATGCTATGATTGTTGTTAACAATATATTAAAACGTGTAACTAAAAATCCTGTGTCTAACACACCTGAATTTCCTATAGGTTCTGTAAATATTATGGACGATCAAGCTGTGCAGATTGTAAACATTGGTGATAACATTACAGCTGGTGGTAAGTTTAAGCCTACAAAAGATGGTGGACTAATACAAACTAAATCAGATTTAGAAG